GGCAGCCCGCCGAGGAGAGCCAGGTGGTTGCTGATCCCCGGTTGCTCATGTATCACCTGCACCGGATTGACTACAAAAACGCCAAGGTGCGCCACGCCCGCAAGCGGTTGCGCCTCAATCACACCGACATCACCCAGTTTGGCCGGGGGGACCACAACCTTTTGGTGGAGGAGCCTGATTTTTATAACTGGTTCTACGGGGACCGCACCCAAAAGCAGCGTACACCGTGGAGTCTGGATCAAGCGGAACGTGGCCGTTCCCAATGAGAGGGCTAACCACGCGGGTCACCAAAGGAGGCGCACATGTCTTGCGGCTCCACTATACAGCGGACCCTGGCAAGGACCCTGCAACCCCTACGGGCGCTGAGTGGCTGGCTGAAGCATCGTCGGGCTATCCGGGCGGCGTTGACTCCCCCCGGTGGCGCAAGGAAATGGAGATCGACTACGGGGCGCTGAGTGGGCAGAAGCTCTTTCCCCTGTGGCCGGAGTGGCAAAAATATGTGGTGATCCCCCCCTTCAACCCGGTGGGGTTCAAGCTCTATGGGTCCTACGATCACGGTTGGCGGCATCCTGCGTGCTTTTTGGTTCATGGCGTTGGCCCTGATGGGCAGATTGTTACGCTGTGGGAGTTTCACGCCTCCAACGTCACCTACAAAGACATCGCCAAGATCATCCGCGAGGACAACCCCTACGCGGGCCGTCTTACGTGGATCGTTGCGGACCCTGCGATCTGGTCTGATAGCCAAGTCACCAGCGAACAAACGATGAAAAGCATCGCCACCCTCTTTCGGGAGGAGGGCGTGCACTTTTTGGAGGGCAAGCGTGGCGGGGATACCACGGTGGCGGAGCAGTTGTTGGGTCATTATTGGGTCGATATTCGGAATCCGCAGTTCCGAATTACGACCGCGTGCCCCAAGCTCATTTGGGAGTTGGGCCAACAGCGCCACCGGCAGTTCAGTGCCAGTGTGGCCGCGAACCGCACCCAGCCCGAGGAGTTGGTGGATAAGGACAACGACGCCTGGGACGCGCTGAAGTATTTTTTCAATCAGTTTCCCACCGCCCCCCAGGCCAAGAAGCCCAAACAGGTCCCAGCGACTTTTGACTGGTGGAAACAACAGGCCCAGCGGGCCGCCAAAGGCGAGCCCTTGAAGACGTATAGGAGAGAGGTTGTCAAATAATGGCTGACACAAAGGCAGATGACAAGAGTGGCCTCTCTGACCTAGAGAAGTGGCGCAAGCGGGTGGAGTTGGCTCGCAAGGTCCGCACCGATTGGGAGCGCGAGAATCAGGTCAAGCGGTCGGAGAAGTATTTCCTGGGTGAACAGCACGACCGGGGGGTGCGGGCAGCGGATTTGGTGCTCAATCACTTCCTGTCAACCATCAAAACCATCCTACCCAACCTCGTTGTGCAGGAGCCCACCTACTTGGTGCGCCCCAAGGGCACGGTGGCGAGCCCCAGCCTGGAGGAAAAGGCCCGGGCGGCTGAGGGGTTGCTGATGACGGTGGCTACCCACGACCAGAACCTTAAAAAATCGTCAAAACTGGCATTGGTGCAGTCATTTTTTCGTCTAGGCGTCCTCAAAATCGTCTATGACCCCAAGTTGGAGCCCAATCCCCAAGCTGGGGAGCCCATTTACATGGTGGACGCGATGGGCCAGGTTATCAAAGGCTCTGATGGCCTGCCTCAACAGATGAAAGACCCTTTGACCGGCGAAGCGATGGTGGAGCCTAACGAAGTGGTCAGTGATGAGATTTACCGGTGGGATTGGGTGGACGCCTCGAACATGCTTCTGCCCGATGAGGGGCCGGATAGCACGCGGTGGACGTGGGTTGGGGAGGAAGTCATCGTGCCTCTTGAGGATGCCCAAGCCGATGTGCGGTTTCCTCAAGACATGCGCGACAAAATGGAGGCCAACGTCAGCGCGAAGCCCGACCAGACCCGCCGCAAGCCCTACCGCGCCCAGGATGTGGCGGATAAGTTTCGGTACGTTGAAGTCTACGACCTCAAGCGCAAGCGGTTGCTGATCTGGGCCGATGATCTGGATTCTAACACGTTTCTTTATAACGATGTGTTCCCGGATGGCATTTCCAACCATCCTTACGCCATTTTGAACCTGGGCGACCCCATCATCGCGCCTGACCCCTGCCCCTGGCCCCTCCCGGTCACCAAAAGCTGGCTGGAGCCCGCCCGGGAGTATAATATCAGGCGGCAGCAGATCATGGAGGGAGCCAAGCGGTCGGCCCGTAAGGGGGTGTACTTTGATGGCACCTTTGATGACGATGATGAGGCCACCAAACTCCTTCAGAACCCCGATGACATGACCTTTGCCAAGGTCAAGGACCCTAAGCTGATCCCGGTCATGCTCGATACCCCCGCGCTTAATCAGGCCATCTTCGCCGATGTTGGCTTGTTGATGAACGACTGGCGGATCATCACCGGCCAGACCGGGGCCCGCCTGGCGACCGCTGAGAAGTCCACCGCCACCGAGGCGTCCTATGTTGAGCGAGCGGCCAACCTGCGAGATAGCGATGCCCAGTCTACGGTGCTGTTCTGGTTCCAGGAAGCTGGCACCAAGATGTTCCAGCGCATCCAGCAAACGTTGACCACCAACGTCTATATCAAAATGCGCGGCCTGAGCGATCACGAGATCATCCGGCGGGCCTCCATGCTCCTCCAGCAGCCCCCGGAGGTGGTACAGCAGCTCCTAGAAGTGGTGCCCCAGTTGCGCTACCTGTTCAAGACCACGTTTGGGGAAGACCTCTGGAAGCCGGTCACGCGGGAGGAGCTGATCTTTGATGCCGAGGTCAAGGTCATGCCTGGTTCTATGCGCCCGCGCAACCTCCAGTTGGAGAAGGCCGAGTGGTTGGAGTTTTTGACCTTGTTGGGGCAGTTCCCCCAGTTGGCCCTCTCCCCCGCGTTGATGGAGGAGACCGCCAAGAAGTACGAGACGATCAGCGAGCGGATGGTCAATGAGTTGGTCGCGCTGGCTCAGGTGATGGTGTCGGTCAACGCCAACCAGGCGGGCCACGGCGATAAAGGGGCAGCGGGTGGGGGGCAGAGCAGCACCGCTGGAGAGCCCACACAGAATATGAAGTAGGTTATATTACTATGTCTGCTATTAATCCAAGTCCTCTTATTTTGAGCGCGGTAGGAGATCGTTTTGCTTTCCCCTGTCGTATCACAGCGATTATTTGGGAGGGAGCCTCGGCATCGTCTGATACTTGTTTAGTAAGTCAGATTGACACAGGAGGCCGTATATGGAGAGGACGAACGGACACTACACAGACGTACTTGGGAGTGAGTTTTCCAAAACCAGGGGTCCACTGTCCCGCTGGTTTCATGCTTTCGCAAGTTTCTTCTGGGACGATAGCGGTGTATATCCAGCAGTAGAATCGGCGGCATTTCCAAAACGAGAGAAACGGTTGCCACGCGCTTATCAACGCGATGGTTCGTGGAAGGATTCAGAATAGGAAGAGGAAACAAATGAGACTTGCGCGTAACTTTATCTTTGTTATTTGCTTTTGTTTGATAGCAACTATAGCCTCTGCGACACCTGCATTCAAGAATACGAAAATTCTGTGGGATGATTACAGCGATCCTGAGGGTGTCGGATATTTTCTCTATTGGGCAAAAGCAAACGAACCTTCTCCTCGTCTCTATGACGACACTCGGCGTGTGGACATCGGACCGAATGCCAGTGAAACTATCATCACGGCCACACTGTCCGAGATATCGGTGAAGGGCCGCATGTGTTTTAAACTGACCGCCTATGATGTCCTCAAGGATGAGAGTGACTTTAGTAACGAGGCATGCGGTTTTTTCGGTGTTCCAAGTCCTAAGAAACTTCAGGTAGAGTAGTAACGTATGACAAAGACCCTGTTAATCATTGTTGTTGCATTACTTGGGGGTCCGTCTGTGCCGCAAAACTTGCGGGTTGACCAGACAGACATGTGTTTCCTTGTTGAATTAGGGCGGGCGATTCCGTGTACACCGCTCCAAGATACTGATACACCGAAGCAGCCTTACTTGTTATGTTTTGCGCCGGATCATGATAATTGTTTTTTTGTGCCACCTTCAGGGAAGTAAGGAGTGTTATATGGCCGCAGGAGCATGGACATTTACAGACGTTGGCCGAACAGACCTACTCAATGGGA